TTGAAAAAAACATTACTTACAACCTTGATATTACCTAGTCTTTTACTTTTAGGTTCCTGTACAACTACTGATGAAAAAACAGCAACTAGCACAACCGCTACTTCCACAGTTGCGACTACGACCGCCAGCTCTTCTATTGAAGAAGAGATAGTTTCTAAAGAACTAGTAAATACCGATGGCATTAAAACTAACTTTGAAAAAATCACTTTAGGTGATTTAGATAAACAAGGTGAAGGTGGCAATACACAGACTGAAGTTACTGCTATTTTAGGCGAAGCCACAGCTACTTCTACCTCAACTACTGATGACCAAAATATCGAAACTCTATCATGGATTGGTTTAGAAGATAGCCCTGTAACTTTGAAAGTTTCATTTATTGATGGCAAAGCTTTTTCAAAAACGATTGCTAACTTAACAGTTGCTGATACAGAAGATATTACTTTAGAAAAATTTGAAGCTATCGCTACCGACCGCGCAACGACACTTGCTGAAGTTATTGCTGAAGTCGGTGAACCTAACGGCAAAGATATCACAGTTAAAGATGGCAAAAATCATAAAATTCTCTCTTGGAATCAAAATGTAGCTGGCAAAAATGCCGATTTCAACATTCAATTTGTAGATGATGTTGTTAGCTCTAAAATGCAAGTTGGGATGGAATAGAAAGCAAAGAGGTTGAAGCTAAAAATTCAACCTCTTTTTTTATCCATTCTATGCTTTAAGACTAGGATAAACTGCTCGTTTCACTAGATGCTCTAGCCGTTTATTAAAAGGGGCTTTCTCTTTAAATACAAAATGTGGTAAATCTCGATCATTATTTGCTTTATAAATCATTTTTAATACCTGCCATTCATCTTCATGAGCCAAAACTGTTACGTTTTTCCCATCAAAATAAAAAATCGCATTACCGCCCTCTTCTTGATAAGTACAAAACATTGTTGCTACCTCCTTGATTTTTTCTTTTGGTTGTTCTGCTACTACTTTGTTCCCTTTGGCATAATTCAACCAATCAACTTGCGTTCCATAAAAGTTATTTACATCTAAATGCCCGCCATAGCCATCTAAAATAGTCGTTGAACTATATTGATAAGCAATTGCTGGATAGGGAAATCCCCGTCGTGATGGCTGCTTATATTCGGCAAAACCATGCTGCGTTGCAGAATATGGATAATCCGCTAACCATAGTGGCCATCCTTCATTGCCTAAGACTGAAAAATCATAAGCATTCAAGACAAAGGTATACGTATAAAACCAAGCTTTTACCCCTGTTAACTTATGGACATGCCATAAAAATTCTCTAGCCCAAGTGATATTCGCTTTATTTTCAGCTTCCCAATCCAAAACTAAAACTGCTTTACCTAAATAATCACCAACACTATTTACAAAATGCTCTGCTTCAGCAATCGCTGTTCCTTGATAACCTGAATCATTGGCAAAATGATATAATCCCAACAATTTATTAGTCGCCAAAGTTTGATTAGCTTGCCGCTTAAAATCAGGGTTAACATAGCCAGTGCCACCGGTTGCTTTCACAATAACAAAATCGGTGGGCACAGCGGATAAATTAATCCCCGCTTGCCAGCCAGAAATATCAATTCCAAAAAGCGTCATGTTTTCAACTCCTTGTTATAATTATTTGTAGAAATCCCCAATAATGTACCTAAAAATGTAGTTATCGCACCTAGTGTTACAACTATCAGCTGCGTCAATTCCCATGCAAAAGCTGATCCTAACGTAGTAATTAACGTAATTAGTGCAGGCAGAAAGATTGTTACGACAAATTTAAGTCTATCGTAAGTTTTATTATTCAATTTCATTTGAGTTGCCTCCTTTAATTGGTAGCTGAGTGACTCGTTCATATAACTTTTCGATCATGCCGTTACCGCCTAAACCAGCGTAGCCATGATACAGTTTTTCCAAGTTTTTAAAGTCGTCAATTGAGATACAACCGACTTCAAGATAATGCTCACAATAGTGATACAGTTTATCATGAAGCGAAGCCAGTGTTGCGCCTTCAAGTTTTAAAAATCGGTCTTCAAACGTGTCGTTTCTTCGTTTAAATTCAACGACTAGTTGGCGAAAAATGCCATAAATACCGACGCCGAAAACTCCCATTACGATTGTATTTGCGTTCAGAAACATATCAATATAATTCATTTGTCCACCACCCGACTACTGTCTTTCTAATTTCTGGTAAAGAATTACATCTTTTGTATTTGATACATCACTAGAAATCCCAACATAACAATCTTTTAAATTTGGACAATTTGAGAAGAAGTTATATGTCGATGAACTTGGATTGTTTGTTGCATCTAACCAGTAGTTCAATACTGTTGTGAGTTTTGGTAGATTCATGAAGTTTGTAGCAGTCATTAATTTTGGTGAAAGTTTACCATAAATACAAATACGTTGTAATGTGGGCGGTAAATACGATTGTCCTCCAGCCAATTGACCTGTAAACAACATCATGTTACCTTGTGGTAGCCTACCAACCATTTCATTGACATTAACAGAAGAGCTATGTGGAGCAAGACCTGTACTTTCTAAAAATGCACCATCAGAAGCAGAAATCTTCATCCAAATCTGGCATACATCGTCGGTCACTTGAATACAATCGTTTGCTGAGATTGACAATACTACTGTAGCCCCAGATGAAGCACTAGCGTTTAGTACTTTAGACTCAACCCATACACCATTTTCAAAGTTACCGATTGAATATTTGACTTTAGCACTAGAGCTTGTCAGATACCATCTTGCAGGCATAGAGATTGCAGTTATGGCGTTAACACCCAATTCTAACAATTGATACATCTCATTATCATTAATCATTTCTGGAAACGGAAACGGTAACCAGTAATCAGGTCTGTTTTTATTCCATGGAATAGGCGATACACTCCACAAACCAGAATGACTTTGACTTGTAACTGGTTTATTCATAATATAACCACGACTATTAGGATTTGTTACATTCCAATCTGAATAATCAAACTCATAGATCCATGAACTAGAACCACCACCAGTAGAACTATTTGCATAAGTAGTAATTGCTGTTTGTGTAGTGCTTAATTCAAAATGCCAAGCTACAGTTTTTGTTGAATCAATATAATTTTTGCTTACTGGTTGAATATTTGATAATGCACCAGTTACACTATCCTTAACAGTGACAAATGTAGCCCAATCGTCAGAAGCTTCTAAAGTTTCAAAACCTCTACCATAAACCATGATTTTATCATCTGTAAAACCATGGGTAGCAGTGAATATAATTGGAGTTGTTCCAGCTGGTGCAGAAGTTACTTCTGTCCAAGTCCCATCTTTCCTAGCATATTGTTTTCCATCTTTTGGTGCTTCTTCAACACCTTCACCATTAGATTGAGCAGAATAATAAGGATGTGAAGCAACTAATACATCGTTTTCATCGAAAATGTCAAAACGTTCAATCGGGTCTAATTGCACCTCTGAGTTAACAAAGTGATAGGTGTGATAATATTCAGTTGTAAATTCTAAGTCAACTGTGGTTCCGTTATTTGCGGCTTTGACAGTATAGTTACTATAGTCAATCTCACTACCGTACGGTGCAACAATTCTTAAGTTGACTTCTTGACCATTAACATCTACTTCAATCGGAATTGTACTCCCTACACAACTACCACCAGTTATTTCCACCCAATCTCCGTTTTTTCGACCATACACTTTACCATCTTCTAGCGCTTCTGAAATTCCACTTGCTCCATCTTCACCTTTCACCCCGGGTGCTCCAGTATCGCCCTTTTCACCAGGTGCTCCAGCGTCACCTTTTTCACCTTTGGGTCCTGCAATACCGCTTTGCTGTATCAAATCTTTAAGTTTTGTTTCGTTCAAGCCCAAGTCGACTTTATAACTGCCATTGCCTGAAACATTTATATAGCCATCATCGCTATAAATTAGTGTCGGTTTACTGCCGCCACTACCATCACTGCCCCCTGTTACTTCAATCCATTTTTCATTTTCAAAATCCAGAACCCAAATCGTATCATCAGGTAGTTGATAAGCAAATTTCCGACTAGGATTTTTTATATCCGAAAGGCTATCTACACATTGAAGCCAATCACATTTTCCATCACCACAATGTTGTCCGTTAAATGGTGTTCTATCACGACAATTAGATAATTTCATAAGTATCCTCTCCTTTTATAATATCTGCAAAACAGGCTGCACAAGTTGTTATTTCGACGCCTAAAAAACTAGTCAAATTCTTTAGAAATAATTCATTAATTTTTAAATATAAATTATTCAGCTGTTGATTATTATCGCTGGCTTGCCAAGCTTCGAAGGCGGTCATCATAGCCAGCCCTAAATGTTTGACAGTGCACCATTTTTGTTTATCTCCTTGAGAACCATAAACTTCGTATAAAAATAACATGATATCTCTTCGCCGTTGCGCCGTTTCTATTAATTCTGCTTGTAAATCAGTAATTTTTGCTAATTGTTCTTCTACTGGAGCAATCGAGATGCCGTTTTCTAACTCAGAAACTGCTTTTTCAATTAAAGTTTTAGTATGCAATTCGACACTAGCTAATTGAATGAAACAGCGAATTAAATCTTCCGCAATCCCATCTGTTGCATGTTTATTCTCCATTCATCATTCTCCTTACTTGCGCTGCTGCTTTTTTTCTTTTAATACTTTCTTGTTTCACTTGATAATCATAGCCTTGACTACGCATTTTTAATAAAGCGATGCTGGCTTGATAATCTGTTGGATGCTGTGCTAAATGTGCCTCAATCTCGGCAGCTTTTTCAAAATATTTATTCATCTAAATCCCTCCGTGAGAATATTTCAAATATAAAATCATCGTGACATCAAACAAACCATCTGCAAAGATTTCCACTTTTTTAAAACCGGGTTTTAATAACACCCCTTGCTGCCAAGGTGCCAAATTTTCATAGGCTAGTAAAACATCATACATTGCCATGCTATTTCCTTCTGGATAAAGTCCCCACGAATCAATCCAATCTCCACCGTATTGCGCACTTAAAGCAGCCGTAATATCAATACCGTCAATTAAAACTTTTACATTGGCAAGGGTTGGAGCATCGCCATTATTTGGCTGCTCTTTTTCACCAATATGTTGATAGGGTTGAATGGATAGTTTAAATTCAAAACGATGATAATAACGTAAATCTTTACTAGTAGAGATATAAAAAACAGCGGGGCGATTATTATCACCAGCCCGCTGAATTTCTAACCCGTTTAAATCCACAACTTCATCTCTACGTTGCATTTTAGCTTGTTTGGCATCTTTTCGCTGATCTGAAAGTTGCTCTAATATTTTTGCTAAAAGTAGGTCATCAATCATTATTTGACCACCTTTCAATTTTTAAGTATTTATTTAAAATAATCGTCGCAGTTTCCATGCCATTGGCGTGAATATGATGGGTAATTCCTGTTAAATAAAACCAATCATCATAAGTTAGAATTTTTTGCATATAACTGCTACATTCCATTACTTTGAAAATTTGGTTATCATATAGTAAGCGTAATTTATCGCCAACATTAACATCATGTGGCAACCTAGAGACATGTAGCTCTAAACTAATATCTCTTCGAAATGATTTTAAGCGTTTAACTGCGGCATCATACGCAATTTTAGCGGCTTTACAACGATCTTCATCAGTAACTTCTTCATCTTTTTTACCAAAAGGTGCTAAATCGTTGAAAGCGACTGAACCTTCAATTTTTATAGCACCTTCTAAAGCGATACTTTCTTCGTCTAAGACCGCATATTCATAAGCATTATTAGGGGCTAATTTGTTATAACTGATATAAGGATATTGTCGCTCTGTATTGATGCCATCTCGTAAAATTACAACTGGAAAACCAGGAATCGTGGCACCTTCTTTTTCCAGATAAACATCTCGTAAGCTCATGGAACTCATACCGCTATCACTTTTTTCACCATAAACAGTTAAAACATTCTTAACATTTGAAGAATTAATCGTGACAATAGGTTCTTCTAAAATCTGAATATTTTGCTGACTAGGTGCTTTAACAGATATCGTATAAGGTTTCTCTTCACCAAATTGGCTGATTTCAATTCTGCGACCACAATTAAAACCCACTCGCCAAAACAAATCAGGTGTCAACTCACAAGTTTTTGTTAAACTTTCTTGTTTATTTTGACGACTGTAAACATAATCAATGACCGACATCCCACTATTATTTAAATAATCAATATTCCATTGATTGCTATAGCGAAAATTTAAAGTACTGAAAATATCATTAATCGTTCTATTTTTAGCAGTTAAATTGGTTTTGACTTCTTCATAAGTCCATTCATGAATCACATGGGCCAAAGTGAAAGAAACAGTTTCTTCTTGTTTATCCAAGACAGGATCTAAAACAACACCATGAAAAACTTTTTGGTTCACATAAATTTTCATTTCAGGACGACCATTTAGATATTGCCAATATTCAATTGGTAACTCAATATCCGTTTGGGGCTCCGCCATTAGCTCCACTTGCCAATCCAAAGTATCATTTAAAAGTATCGTTCCACGCTTAATTACTTTATTTCCTTCAATAATTTCAAAGAAGAATTTCTCATTTCCTTCCGCAAAAGTATCATCTTCAACATCAAAAGCCTGTTCATAAAAAATCATTTGATTGAAATTTAAAACATCTTCTAATTCACCATCGGTACGAATGGATTCCAAATAGACACCCGTATGATTAGGCACCGAAAATTCTACCGAAAATCCACTCATATCAATCCCCATGGTATCAGAACGTTTTTCAGCTAAATCAGGACGATAAACTGCTTCTGTTTCAACACGGCCTAATTCTTCACTTGTTTCTGCATCATAAAAAACTAAAATGTGCCGTGGTAAAGTGGAACTAAAATGCCACCCTTCCGCAAAAATCTTTTGATTCTTAATACCTAATATTTCTAGTTCGCCAACTTTAGTTTCTTCTTCAAAACCTTCTCCTTCAAAACTGGTATTTTGCAACCAATCAAACCATTTATTAGCAGCAGAAACCCGTTCAGCCTCTTTCACGCCACTTGGTCGTTCAAAATTATATAAAAAAGCTTTAGCTGCTGTAGCCGCATCACCCACTTGTTTGAAGCCTGCTACAGTGGAAGGTTCCACTTTACCAATCCATTGACCATTATGATTACACCAATCCACTAAGCGTGCTTGTGGCTCCATCGCTTTATAATCTCCTTGTACCCCTGAAGTTGCAAAAAGTTGTTGCACATAAGCACGACCATTATGAGTCGCCCCACCTGCTAAAGGATACGCAGAACCATCCCACTGAACAATACCATAAGCTGGACCACCTATTTGTTCAGTATCTGGATTTAAGCTGGTGCCTACTTCCAATTCAACATTTCCTAACATCCCAGCAATGGCTGCTGTGTTATAACCTAACTCCGTCATTACCTGAGCAAAAGCCCATGCTCTTTTTTCTTCTGGTGTGTTTAAATCTGGCGTACCACCACTACCATTTGGATTACGATAAATCGCTTCAGGTGGATTTCCTGCATAGGATCTAGCAGATTGATAATTTGTGGTATGGATGCCATTGACGCTTCCACTGGTGCACTCAATAATTTGTTGGGAATCAATAAACATCCCTGTATGACCGGCATTACCACTACTAGCACCTTTAACACCCCAAATAAAAACATCTCCACGTTTCGGCGTAGCTGCTGGAAGATTTAACCTCTTCCAACCAGCAGCTTCCAAATCATTAAAAAGACTATCAGTATTTCCCATCGTTCCTTCTTTAAGGAAACCACCTGCCACTAAAGCAAAATAAACAGCACTAGAGCAGTCATAACTGCCTGGCCCTAAGCGGTTGCCTTGACTATAAAATACATTTCCTCTTCTACTTGTAAACCAATTAATTGCTGTGTTTGTATTTGCCATAATCTCACCTTAAGCCAAATATTTTTTAGTTTTATCAATATGAATAGGACGCAATAAAGAGACATCAATTTGTCCAGCACCGATTGATTTCATCATCTCACCAGTAGTTAAATTAATAATCCGTAACTCTACCGCATCTCGTTCTTCATTATAATGAAGCTTCCATGCAAAAGTACGATATTTTCCGGCAATCCCAGGTTCAAAAATAATTGAATTGGATGCATAGACGTTTAAATCGATATGTTTTTCTGGCGTACTAGGTCGCCAACAATAATCTTTAATATATTGTTGCGCTGGATCATTCCAGTCGTTAAAATAAGCAATTGAAATCCCATCAGGCGGCGCAGAATCTAACGGACTCGTAAATTTATACCAGTTCATATTAGGGAAAATTAGCATACCGCGTTTTTCTGGGCCATCTGCATCTAAGAAAGAATACTTAACCACACCAGTTCCTTTCATCGTTTCACTTACATCATAAATATAAGATTCTGGTATTAATGGAAATTCATCGTCTAATCCATAGTTGTAAGTCGCTTTTTCTAAATTATGAATAGCTTCCCACATCCCACAAATTGTACAAATGATGGTTTTAAACATCGTCCAAATATTTGGAATTAAAATATGACTTAAATATTCTCGCCAATTACATTGTTCTTGCCCCATCACATTATCTTGTTCTCCACCAACACCGCAATCATTCAAATTATTCAAATCTTGACAGTCATTGTGTAGCTCTTCTTCAGGAAGATCAGGATTTAAACCTGTATCATCACCTAAACTCTCACACATCTTTTCAGTAATTCCAGTACACCAAATTTCAGGTACTACTTCATCTAAAGCATCACAAGCGCTACAGCTTTGATCACAATTACCATTACAATTCACTTTTACCATTTTGGTTCCTCCTCGTTCATTTTAATGTATTAATTTTTCTCTGAAAAATTAGTTTGATGTTCACTACGTATATCATTCCACTAGCAGCCATGAATAATTAGAAGCTAGTTCATCGTTTAGTAATAAATTTTTTCACAAAAATTTATTATGATTTTCACTACGCATACCATTCAACTAGCTTGGTACTCTGGTAAGTTGAACTGGCAACTGACATCATCGTTCGTTTTAATTTTTATTTTTTAGTTATAGCTATTATGCAATAACTGAGTGAAGTACTTAGTAGCTAAAGTTGCACTTTTACTAAGTATTTGCACAATTCCACTTAACTCTTCAACTTGCAAAAACTATCAAAAAGCTGACAACCCTTGATATAGAAATGTTTATCTCTCATTTTAGTTTCTGAGCATTCCGCTTTTTGTAGTAAAAATCTTAAAAATATGCAACTTTTTTTACTTAAAGCAATTTTACTTTGTGTTATGCTGTTAGCTCATCCACTTTGACAAAAACACAAACCATATCGCATTTATTACGAGTATCTACCACAACTTGATTCAAGCCTTGATGGACTTCATAACCAAAGCTCGAACCTTTAGGAATGATTAAATCATTAACTGGTACACGCATTGGTGGACAATTTGAATCTCGCTGGTACCAAATATCACCAGTACTCATGATTGTTAGTCTCCCACAAAAACAGCCAGAAACTTGCATCCCATTGCCGTTAATCTTGATTGTAGGATTTTCAAATTTGCCAATTAACGTAACTTGAACTTTATCGCTATTAATAACTGTGCCACTATAAAATTCGCCAGCAATTAATTGGCGACATTTCGTTTTTTTGCAAAGCCGATGACCTAGTAAAATTTCCTCTTTCCAAAGGTGTTTTCCTGCCTCACAGTTATAGATAATCTGATAAGTGTTATTACAGCCAGCGTAGAAATCAGCGATAATTTCTTTCTTCAACTCACATAAAGACCATTCGCGACTTAGATTTTCACACTCGCAAAAACATTTTTTACAGTGTTCAGCTGGCTTACTGTTGCAAGCAATGCAACAATCAAGACATTCATCAATTTCCCGATAATCCAGACAATCAATGAAATCACAAGAATCATATGGTCGCAGAAAAGTTTTATGAACGTCTGCCTTGTGCCAAATACCTTCAGTTAAAGTAAAATCAACATCAATTTCCCAAATCCATGGTTCATTAGCATAAATATCACCCAACTGATTCACTTCTGCCATCGTCCAAAGTAACTGATTACCATCAATCGCCCATAAACGCCCTGCTGCAGATAAATTTTTCAAAATGAAATCTTTATAAAATTGTCGCTGATCTCGGCTAATTTTTTGATAATCAAAACGCAAAGTCATACTTAATGCTTGCTCCTCTAAAAAATGCTGCTGCCGCTTACGAACTGCATAACTTCCGTGTCCATGCGAGTAAGAAATTGTATTGGTCTTATAATTAATACTACGATCTGCCGAAACTAACGTATCAAAATTATCAATAACTAACTCATTAAATTGAAGATATTTACGATAAACTGGATATGGATCACAAGATAACATGGCTTCCCCTCCTTTACTAAAATATTTTTATTCCTTATTTTTATATGGCAAAAAGACCTAGCCGTTTTAGCTAGGTCAAATTACTATTCAATTTGTTACTTTTCATTACTCGTCTTCTAAATAAATTTTTATTAACTCTTCCAAATTTCTGTTCTTAGTTCATAAATTCTCGTTGTAGTCATCGTTATTTTTTCAATAGCTTCAACTGATACTTAACCCCTAATTTTGTCTATAGAGTAAATATCACAGACTTCCTAACCACATAAGAAATCCCCAAAAGCCTATCAACAGAAACGGATATATATATAGTAAAATTCTATCTCTGGCTTCTTTTTTCTTCTGTGCTTCACTTTTCTAATCTTCAATCTGCTGACATATTTGCTATGATAACTAATATAAAATATATTATAAAGATCAGAATTAATCCATATTTTAGTATAAAATAAAATCTAGCATCTTTGCGCTTCTGCTCTTCACTCTTCTGATCTTCAATCCGCTGACGTTCTTCTCGATACTCTCTATCACGTATTCTCTTATTTCTCGCAAGAACATTTGGCGTATTTAATAGCGCTTCATCTTTGGATCAATTTTACATGTATAACCACAGTATTCACATTCTATGATTTCGGTTTCGATAAGGCTATTTATTTCGGTTGCTCTTTTTAATGGATCAGCACATTGCGGGCATTTTTCTTCCATCTTTTTTCTCCATTAACATACTTATAATAATCATTATAACTGATATATCAGAGATTTTTAAGAGGAAAGTTATTTCCTAAGCATATCTATAAGCATACATAAAATTACACATATTATTGGAAACATATATAGCAGCAATCTATCTCTAGATTCCTTTTTCTTCTGCTTTTCACTCTTCTGATCTTCAATCCGCTGACGTTCTTCTCGATACTCTCTATCACGTATCCTTTTATTTCTCGCAAGAACATTGGGAGTATTTAATAACGCAGCGGTCTTTTTCATCTTTGGATCAATTTTACATGTATAACCACAGTATTCACATTCTATGATTTCGGTTTCGATAAGGCTATTTATTTCGGTTGCTCTTTTTAATGGGGCGGCACATTGTGGACATTTTTCTTCCATCTTTTTTCTCCTTTAACATACTTATAATAATCATTATAACTGATATATCAGAGATTTTTAAGAGGAAAATTATTTTCTATGCATAACGCCAAGCTCTTCGATAACTATAAGATGGATTACTACGATTAAAATACTGATTAACTACCGGATCATTGTTCGTCACTTGATGAGTATTGACTGTTGCCATTGAAGTGACTGGTACTTGACCACCAATTTTCCCAATAAAGCGATGAGTTAACTCATTATAAACTCCGGGAACATCAAGCTTATTGACTTTATCCATGAAGTTCGTACCAAAGGCTCTAACTGCTGCGGTTCGATGAACCCACTCACCAGGCGTTAACATTGCTGGAACGGTATCTGTTCCTTGCGGTTTAAAAATACTACCACCTTTTGCTTTAAACACCGGAACCTGCCCACCTGTAGAAGGGTAAATTAATCCGCCAGTTGATTCATTAACGGTAACTTTTAACGTGCTAACTGCTGAACTTAAGCCTGAAACAATTTTATCTCCTAAGGTTTTACCAAGAGTTGCAAAAGAGTTTAATAAATTAACATCTGTACTTAAACCAGAAGCGTGTTCAGTTAATTTAGTTAATAAGGTGTTACTAGGATCTGAACTCAAACCTGTACTAAATCCACTAACTAAGCTAGTTGCAAAAGCATTTCCTAATGTAGTAAATGACGGACTTTTCTCTGTTTGAATATTGGTAACTTCTGTTTCGATATTTTCAGCAATAGTTGTTTTATAGTTGCTTCCTGACCAGCCAGTAGCTACAGATGTAGCAAAATTTCCACCTAAAGTTTTAAAGTCTTCATTCAAGGCTCCTAAACTTGTCACAAGTTCTGTTAAACCTGTTGTAATCGCTGCGATTTTGTCATCGTCAGATTCAGGAGCTTCAGCAATAAAAGCATTAACAGATTTAATTGCTTCATCAGCTTTTGCTAATGTTTCTTGTAATTTTACTTGATCGACTGGTGAATCAATAAACTTAGTAGCTGCCTCAGTGAATGTTTTAAGTTTATTTAACTTGATTGTTGCCTGTTCGAGTCCATCAACATTTTCGCTACTATATATAACAGGTGCTGCCTGCATAGCATGTTCAGCCGGACTAGAATAAATAACCTGCTCATTGCTCTTAGCATTAGGTGTAGCGCCAAATTGATAATTCAAAATTTCTTGTGTTAGTTCATCTAAAAGTCCCAATTTTTCAGAAAAACCTTTATAGATATTAGCATCAAATTCAAAATCAATAACGGTTCCCATTTCTTTAACTAAATTATTAATATCAAGCAAACGATTTTTAGCTCTTTCCAAATCTGTTTTTTTGTTACTAGAAGAATTTTCTCCAGCTTTAAATTTGTACTCAAAAATTTTCTTAACACTACTATCAATCCTACCTAGTCTTCCTTCAAAATTAAGAAATGCTTGTGGATCATATTCATATTTCATAATAGTTTTCATCTCTTCAACTAAACTATTTATTTCAATTAGCTTTGTTGTTGCTTTTGCTAGATCCCCAGCACCTTTTTCAGAGCCCTCCGCAGCTTTAAATTCATATTCAAAAATTTTAACTAAAGCACTATTTACTTTTTCTATTTTAACTTCAAAATCTGTAAAAGCTTGGTCATCATATTGAAACTCCATAATAGTTTTCATTTCTTTAACTAAACCACTAATTTTCCTTAACTTCCAAGTTGCTTTTATCAAATCATCAGATAATTTTGAACCTTCTACTTTAAACTCATGGGACAGTATTTCATTAACTGTTTGATTTAGTAAAGACAGTTTAACTGCAAACTCAGCCGCTTGGGTTTCATCATACTCTAAAGTCAAAGCCTGCTCTAATTCAGCGATTAACTCATTTAACTTTTCAATACTTTCTGTTGTTTGCTCTAAACTATCGTCATCCAAATCAACTTTGAAATTTCCTAAAGAATTTAATTCATTAGTTATTGTTTCTAAAGCTTTTAAACTAGCAGTTGCACCTTCCACAGTAAAATCTGCCTGATTAATTTTTTCAATTTCTTTAGATAAATCTGCTAGTTTTTCAAAACTTGAAATTACTTGTTCCAAATTTATATTTTTGAACATAGCATTAAATAAGTCAAATATTCCTCCAAAATCTAAATCTAAGAAAGTGTTGATAATTTTTTCAATACTCTCTAATTTTTTTATAACACTTTCGGCATTTTCAGGAACTTTTTTCTCCACTTGTTCAATTGCTTCTGCAGCTAATATCAAATCCGCACAAATTACGGCAATCGTAGCTAAGCCTAACCCCTCTGCCAATGCTAGTAAGCCTCCGGTCCCTATCATTGCACCACCAATTGCAGCAGCAAGTAAGCCAATTGCACCGATAGCTAAAATAATCACATCCATTTTTTTTGCAAAAGAATCCATGTTATCTGGCACACGTTGGTCAACCTGCTCGATAGCTAAAGCAGCAATCGCTAACGCTTCACAAATTACTATTATCCCTGCCAAACCAGCAGCCACAGCTGCTAAAACAACTAAATTAGCGCCAAGTATACCTGCGAGAACGCCCATTCCAACAATTGCTAAGCCCATATTAAGTAACTTTGTTCCAAAACTCTTAAAATCATCAGGAACTCTTTTATCAATTTGCTCCATCACAAAAGCTGCAGCTGTTAATGCAATTAAAATTCCCGCCATACCTGCAGCACCTTTTGCAGCTTCTTTTTCATTTCCTTCAATCATATTTCCTAAAAAAACAATTAGCAATCCCATTGCAGCAATTGCTGCACTCATTAGTCCAATTTTGATTAAAAAACTTTGCCAATCATCTGGAACCCGTTGATCGAATTGTTCCATCACAAACGCTGCTGCTGTTAGACCAATTAGAATCCCTACCATACCTGCAGCACCTTTAATAGCAGCACCTTCATTTTCTGATATAAATTCTCCAGTTTTTGCAATCAATATTCCCATAACAGCAATCGCACCAGCCATACTTAATATTTTGACTATAAAACTTTGCCAGTCATCCGGAACTTTTTCATTTACTTGTTGCATAGCTTCTGCTGCAAGCATAATTACTCCTATTGCCCCAGCAACCAAAGCTAAATTTTTAGCACCATTTACGAAATTAGTACCAATTGATTTAAGGTCTAAACCACCCAGTGCATCACCAATTCCACCACCAGAACTCCCACCAGACATAGAAAGAGCACTTACAACGCCACCAAGCATTTTGAAAGCAGCCGCAACAGAGAAAACTACTCCAGGCAATCGCCCTAAACCTTTTTCAAAATCGCCAAAACTGATTAATTCTATAAACGTTTTAAATATATTTATAATAGGATCTAAAAGCCCTTTAATCATTCCAAAAGAGTCTTTTATGCCAATCATAAACGATTCAAAATCAAATTCACGAATTTTTGTTATGATTTTTTCTATACCACCAGACATATTTTCCACCCATTGATTAATGTCACCTTCTTTATTGCCAATCCACTCTGTCATTTTATTAGCAATTTCACCAATTACATCTATAAATGGCTGCATTAATGGTTGTAATTTTTGCCCAATCGCATTTCCTAACGTTTCAACAGAACTAGCTGTATTTTCAATGCTTCCTTGCCAAGTACTCATATATTCTTCTGTAGCTTTAGCAGCTGCGCCACTATCATTTACAATGTCAATATAGTTAGCTAATTCATCTGAACCATTGGTAATTGCATTAGCGGCTTCTTCCATACTAACCCCTGAAAGCATGGCTAGGGTGACGGTTTTCTCTAAACTGTCATTTACAATATCATCAATATCCGCACCTGAATCAACTAACTTTAAAGCAGCTTCGCTAATGTCATTAGCACTGAAAACTGTATTCATACTTAAATCCATCGTTTTATCAGCCAACTTTTCTAACTGATTCGTTGATGCTCCAGAAGTTTTTTCAATTTCTCCCATAATCGCGTCAAATTCACCTGCTATATCAACAGAGCTAAACATGCCACTTAAGCCAGCATTGATTGCAACCGTAGCGCCTTTTTTAAATATATCAAACAGTTTATCTCCTGTTTTTGATAAACTGCTTCCTATTGAAGATAAAGCCTCTTTATCACCTAAGCTTGCCTTGCCTATATTATCACCAGTTTTCATTGCACTTCCAAAAGAACTAGTTACGCCAGATACTCCGGATACTCCTGCATTAAAAATATTAGGCAAAGCTTTAGTTATTCCGCCTAAAACTTGTTCAGCTGAGGTACTATTTCCTTTATTTGAAGATTTTCCACCGCTAACACTTCCTCCACCACTTGAACTCTGTTCAAAGGCTTCCACAACTTCAATAGTGATTTTTTCTTTGCCTAAAGAAATTAATTTCGTTCGTAAGGTGTCGATTTTAGTTATTGCGGCTTCGATTTCAAGGGCTTCAATTTGTAAGCTTACTTTTTGGTTATTTAAGTTTGCTATATCAAATTCTAAGCTTTTAAGATTGTTGCGGGCATTAGTTAGATTGCTTAAATCTACTTGTAAACTGATGCTTTTTGCTTGCAATTGATCAAGCTGACGATCAATTGTTTGGAGCTGTTTATGAACTTTGGCTAAATCTTTACTACTAAAGTTAAGTCTTATTCGTTCTTGTTTAAGCTCTTGGACTTGATTGTAGATAGTTTTAATCTCTTTTTTCGCTTTGCTTAATTCTTTCATCTGAACTTTAATGACTTTTCGCTTTTTAGTCAATTGATTCATAATTTTTTGAATTTCTTTAATTTCACGACTGAGTTTCCTAAGATTTCTTTGATCTATGATTTCCTTATTCGCCATTTATTTCAACTCCTTCCAAATGAGAATCATCAAGGAATCTAACACCGTATTTTTCTGGTCGAGGAGTTTTACTGCGAGTAGTTGCATCCATATTCTTCCAGGTGTGATATTCTTTAAGGGTCTCATCATTAATATAGTTACCAAAAGTAACAATAAGCAACGGAACTGACCAATTATCAAGAATAATTTCTGGAGACATACCTAAAATTTTCGCTACTTTATATGCCATATAATGATATAAATCTAAGTTAGCGAAATAATCTAATTTCTGCTTAGGTTTCGTACCGTTTAAGAGACTTGCCCGGTACGCTGCTCGAAATTTGCATCGGCTGCCTTAAATAAATCCCCATGATTTACTAAAATCTGCATAAAGGCAACAAACACAGTATCTGGATACATCGCTTCAATGAATTCTTCAGGAATATTCAAGAAATCTGCCACAAAGGTATAAAGAATTTGATCAAACTCTTGAAAATTATACATATAGCTATGCAATAACTGTTCTTCACTAAATGGTTTAATTTTACCATCTGGCAATAGCTCATTAATTAATGGTTTCAAACGCATCGCCGTACTTTGCATTCTTGTTTGAATTCGTGGCGTTAAGGTTTTTCCTTTGAAATCAACTGTTAGCTTAAAGTATTTACCATAAACGGTGTTTTCTTCTTTTTTAGCCTCAGTTGGTTCAAAAGAGAATTTTTTCACTTGGTCTTCAGGAATCATAAAAGTGATTTGATAATCATCAGTTACTTTTTCAGTTTTAGAGACATCTCCTAGTACCGCTACTTTATCATCGGCGACTACCGCTACAGGTGTCGCTATCTCTTGGGCTTTTTCGCTGGCTTCAGCGACTTCTTTAAAAGCTTTAAAGCCTTCATCTTCTTTATTACGCAGTTCTTCAAATAATTCTAAATCTTTACTCATCGTTATTTTCCCCTTTTCCTCTTTTTAAGGTATTTTTTTATTCCTTCTATATTTAAGTCATCTCTTACAACTCTTTGCATATTGAAAAGTTGCAATGACTTTTTTTCAAAATTTTAAAATCAATATCTCTTTATACAATTAAAAAAGAGAATAGAGCTGCGCTCTATTCTCTAAAATATTATTCGGTTACTCGTTGGACACGATAGAAATGACCATTACGTTTATCACGTTGGAATGATAAAGTAAAGTTAAAGGTTGGTTGTTCTGTACCGATTGAGCCTGGGAATGAAGTCACTAATACGTTATCGTAAATATGATTAATCTTCGTACCGTCTGTTTGGTCAAATGGTACGATAACCCGTACGCTGACGCCATCTAAATTATTAGAGTGAGCGACAAATTCTTCCACTTCTGCAGCTTTTGGATAAGTGAAGATTACTTCTTTACCGATTAAATCACGGTGGAATAAGAAACGACCTTTATCAGCAGCAGTTGTTGTTGTACCGTCTAAAACGATAAATTGACGTTCATTAATATCTAAAGCATATGGTGTATTAACTAAATTCAACATCGCATCTGTAACGTTACAACTATCTGCAATAGTTGCATAGAAGAATTCACATTCATCTGGGCTTAAATCTTGAGCCATAACATAACCATACTCATCGCCATCAATAGTAATTGATTTAACAATTTTTTGTTCTTTGGCAACCACAAAGCCTTGTTTGTATTCACCTTTACCGATAATCGGATTTAATAAATGCCAGTTTGGTGTTGCTTGTGTAGCTGTGATTGTTTTTTCAACAGCCACGCTATTTGGTGCATAGCTAGCGCCTAAACATGTTGCATCAGTAGCTTCCACAGTGATATCACCCGTGATTTCAGTCACACATGAAATCGCGACTGTTTGCGCCCCTTCTAAATCTTCAATACTATCAAAAATTGCAATTGAAGATAAACCAATTGGTGCAATATGATTAGTTGTTACTGGTGTTGCTGTAATCTCTAATAAAATACCTTCTTCAGTTTCCGTCCAACCTGTTCCTCGAACGGTAGTTGGTGCTTCATATAATTTAACAAGGACTGGGAAAACACCAGGGCCTTTGACTTTTTGTGTGTAAACATCAGCATTGGCTTGATTTTCTTCAGTAATATCTGAAATTACTGCTTGAATATCATATTCACCTGCTGGCAATTCAACATAATGTGTTAACAAACCAGCAGCGAAATTAGTAGCATCTGCTTGAATCGCAAATTTAGCCCCTGCTGGAGTTTTCGCCGTTGAAGTGACGAATAAAGTTCCTGAATTTTTACAACCATCTGGATTACAGTTAAAAGCATCATCAGGTCGGCGTTGTGCATTAAAACTTGCGTTTTGGCCAACAACACTTAAATAGCGACGTGTTGATAATTTCACGCAGGCATCAACATCATGCTTGACTGAAAAATAAACCTCCCGAGATTCATCTAATGTATCTAAACCAATTTTTGAAAGAAAAACATCTGTTTTACATCCGTTATAAGCCATTATTTAGTTTCCTCCTTTTTTGACATATTTAAATTAGCAACTAAGTTTGCGGCACGATTATATTTTTGTCCGTTTTTTTGTGCTAATACTGATAATTTCCGCTGACGCCATTTTTCAACATCATAGGTATTTGTAGCGTTGGCTACTTTTTTCGTTTCTTGTTTTTTTACCATTTTTTTCATCCTCCATCATCTCTATTCATGAATTCCTTCATTTATAAGTTAAATGCGTGAGCTGTATGCTCGTTTTTATTATTTAACGGCCGCAAAGTAGTTTTAATTTAATAATAGCGTCACAACGCTTATCGTTTATTTTTATTCCCATTTAGGTTTTGCTTTTGCTAATTATCAATCACTAATCTTAGCAGCCCTTCTTTTTAGTACCAATTAAAAATCAGACAATTTTAAACGCTTGTTTTTGTTCGTCATTCTTAGAAGGAAATGTTAAATTTAACAAAAAGTCAGCGTCAGCATCAGATACTTCATGGGTTTGCCCTAAAACAAAATTGATTGATTGTCCACTAGGCAAAGTAATTCGTTTTTCTCTGATAAACTTCCCATTTTGATAGAAGCGTTTCCCTTGTCCACCACAACTTGAGCAGCCAGTACTACGCCCTTTAACTGATGCGTGAATGCCTAAAAATTGAATTCTTTTCATTTTTTTATCACACACACTTTCTGAAACTGTTGTTTATAGTTCATACTTTTTTCGTTGGCCAACGAAGCTTCTTGTTCTTTAACGCCTGCAAGGAGTAAAAAGGCAAATCAATTGTTTGATTTAAATTCTTTCGATAGTAGCATTTTACTATGGATAAACTCGTTGAAACGGTAAAGATTTTTAGCGTTTTTGGTAAAACTTTTAACAAGTAAATTACCGGTTCAATAGTTATCAGCTACTTTCTGACAATATCAGTTTACTATGGAAGTAAGAGGCAAAACGGTAAAGATTTTACACCGATTTGGGATTTTCAGATTTATTGATTGAAAAAAGCAGTTAAAGAAAGGGCTAGTTTACTAGCGGGCTTCTTTAACTGCTTTTTGTCGTTCAATTTTCACCAACCTAATTCTTCTGCGATTAAGTCAACTATCTTACGCTCAATTTTGCGACAACTTTCTTCTGAATAGCCAGCTACTTGACCAGCGATTTTAACCCAAGAAGGTGATTCTTTGCAGAAATATTTAGCTTTAATAATTTGTTGGGCTTCTTCAGAGCATTTATCCAATATCGTATCAATCACATAAATAACTTCTGAGCGAAATTTAATTTGACGATTAGTAGCTAGTTTAATCGCCTTTTCCTCTGTTTCAAAATGAAGAAAAGAACTTTTTCCTCCACCAATATTTTCATCTGTTGTACGATGAGGGTAGAGGATACTTTGACGAATTTCTTGAATTTCTGCATTGATTTCATTATATTTGCTTAAAATCTCTCTTACATGTTGCCGTGCTTTATTACTAATTTTAATTCCCATTTCTACTCTCTCCTCCTAGCTGCTACCAGTTGCTTAATACTCCTCTTCAAATAAAATTGCATAATCGTCAATTTCTAAAATTTTTGCAATTGCTGCTACCTCGCTTAAAGAAATATCAGCGGTATAATTTTCTTCTGCTAACTCTTGCCAAGTTAGTTCCTTATTTTTACGATGCCAATCTACATTCCACCAAAAAATTTCAATAATTTCCATTATCTTACCTACTTTCTTATTTTTGAGATGTCTTTTTTGTAAATAAAAGAAGCATTAATAAGAATATCTTCTTATCTAATCGCTTTTTTATTGACATTTCTCGGAAAATATTCCATAATATAGGTATAAGAAAATAAGCATCTGCTTTTACAATATGCTTCATCACCAGACACGAGAAGTTCTTCATCCCTTATATTATCTTTTGCATATTTAATATATCACTGAAAATTTTCTGTGTCAACACAAAAAATAAAGAATTTTTTCCGAGGTGTTTAACATGTCTGTGCTAACGCGCATTAAAGATTTAGCCCATGAAAGAAATATTAGTTTAGCTGAATTAGAAAGAAGAACAGGACTCTCTAGCGGTTCTATAACAAAATGGGGAAAAAGCTCTCCTTCTGTTGATAAATTAGAAAAAATCGCTAACTTCTTTGATGTTTCTTTAGATTATTTGTACGGCCGAGATGTTTCTGTAAAAGATACTAATACCCAAACCAAAGCCAAGCAGTTGATTATGCGAGCTGACACCAACGGCTTAACTGAAGCTGAAGTTGTTGAACTGGAACAAGAAATGGAACGCTTTTTCAACTGGCGGCTAACAGAAATCAAAAGAGAAAAAGAACAGTTTTGGGAGTAG